AAGTTTTAATGATAGGAATGTAAAAGTAATGAAAGCTGTAATTGAACAGTCTCAAAAGAAACAAAAAGAAGAAGTATAATGGGTAAAATTTTAGGAGCAAACGGAGAAACACTAAGTAATGTCGAAGTAGATATAGAAGTACTTAAAGGCAATAAGACTATCAGTAAAGAAGATATGATAGCTAAGTATAAAGAACTTGATGATAAACAAGAAGAGATTAATAAAAGACCTTTATTGACTTCTAAAGAAATGAATATTACACCTATGGGTAGTATGATTATTGCTAGAGGATTTCTTAAACCTAGAGAACAAACATCAGTAATTAGTCTTCATAAGAAAGATTCAATTGTACCATGTTTTGAGGTTATGAAAGTAGGTCCTAATGTTAGTAATATTAAAGATGGTAATTGGGTAACTATTAAAGACCAAGCAGCAGAACTTGTAGTAAGTTCTATAATGCCTTTTAAAGGAGAATTGTTTTATTTCTTTCAGCAACATGATGTAGCTTATGTGTATGATGAACAACCAGATATTGAAGATGTAATGGCTAGTGGAACTACTATTGTAAGAGACCTTACAGAGTATGTTAAGATTGATAAGATGAAGAAACTTAAAGCTAAAGTAACTGAAGTAGATAGTTAAATGAAGGTATACCCAGAGTACGATAGTTTGTTTTATAATAGCTCCAAAGGAGAAACCCACTGGTACAGTATAATGTGTGATGTAAGGGTTCTAAGAGATGGTAAATACTACTTATTTCTTGTAAGAGTAGATACAGAGTCTAATGGTAAGAAAAGAGATACAGTAGAAAAGAACTTTGCTTCTTTTATAAAGGCTGTACATGACGTAGTTTGTTTTGGTGACCCTACTGTAGAGATCAATTTAGGTAATGGTATTAAAAGAGGTATTAAATTAGACCCAGACCAAACAAGCGAAGTCGATAGACTTAAAGCAATAAAAGAAGCATGAAAATTACAATATTGTTAAATGGAAGTCAAGATTTAAGTTTAAAATCTGATATTGAAGGATGGTATCAAATAGAAGTTGATGCTGCTAAAGAGTTTGGTATTGATTTGAAAGATTATAAATTGATGAATGTAACACATGGTATGGCAGAAAGAGGTAAGAATCCCAAACATAATATGAAGTTTGTAGATGCTTATTCTTTAGATTTAGCTGAAATATTTTATCAACAAAAATGAAATATCTTTTTGAAGTAGATAAGCAAGGTAAAATTGAGTTTGCCCCACAAGTATTAGCTATTAAGCAATTTAAAGCTTTGTGGAACGATAGACTTCCTAATGTCGAGCTTGCTATTGATGAAATGTCATTAATATTCTTTCTTACTGATGTAAGGTCTCCTTATATGCAAACTGAAGAAGACGGTAGGGTTGGTGAAATTTTATTAGACATTATGCCTAATAATCTTTCATGGACTCCTGATCAACTTCTATTAGATTGTATGGAAAAGTATAAAGAAATGAGTAGAACACCTTCAATGGATTCATTAGAAAGTGCTTGGATTGCACAAAGAAAAATAGATCAATTCTTACGAAATATTGACTTAGGAGAAAAAGATAAAAATGGTAAACTTGTACATAATGCAAAACAAATACAAATGATGCAGAAAGATTTACCAAACTCTATTAAAGCATTACAAACTACACAAAGACTTGTAATGACAGAAATGAATGAAGACCTTGAATTACAAGCAGGTCGTGAAAAAGCTGAATTTGAAGATGCCGAAACAAACCTCTGAAGATAGGTTTATAGATAGTTTATCGTTTGATAGCCTCATGAAGATTAATTCTATTGAGGATGATTATGTACGTGCTGAAGTTTTAGAAGCTGTTCAAGAAATACCATTTTTATATAATCTTACTAAGAAATATAGAAGGTTACTTAGTAGTTATAAACGATGGGATGCACCTTATAACTTTGAAGAAAGAGAAGAATCACCTACAGGTAGAATAGAGGTTAATATAACTGAACCTCATGAACTTGTTAATATGGATTTCTTTAAAGAAAGAGCATTATACTTTCAAAAGTATGGTGTATATACTCATATAACTCCCAATAGGTATCAAGGTAGTAGATACATGCGTTTCTGGAGAGAAGAACAAATTCGTTGTCGAGATGGTTATATTAGAGAGTCTGATGGTGAATGGATTACTGGTTATCATTACTGGTATTTAAATTACAGTCCTATACAAATTACTGAGGATATAGATTCTAAAAATAAAAAGAAAACTACAGTTGTTACGAAAATGCGTAAAGCAGATCGTAAAAGAGATTTTCCACGTTTATGGGATAGTGATTATTTATGGTTTCATTACATTGAAAAAGCAGAACAAAATGGTCATCATGTAGTAAACTTGAAGTCTAGGGGCAGAGGGTATAGCTATAAAGGAGGTTCTAGTTTAACACGTAATTATTACCATTATAAAGGTAGTAATTCTGTAGCTATTGCTTCTTCTGGAGATTATTTATTAGGTGATGGTATTCTTAATAAAGCATGGGATATTCTTAACTTTATTGATAATAATACAGCTTTTCGTAAATCAAGAGATTACGAAGATAGAAAAGACCATAAGAAAGCATCTTATAAAGACCCTAAAACTAAAACAGAAAGAGGTATATTATCTGAAATTATTGGTGTAACTACTGGTGGTGATCCTGAAAGAGCAAGGGGTAAACGTGCTAAGTTAGTATTATTTGAAGAGTCAGGTAAGTTTCCACACTTTAAAACTACACTAGGTATTGCTAGACCTTCTGTAGAGCAAGGTAATAGTGTATTTGGTTTAATTGTAGCTTGGGGTACTGGTGGTACTGCTGGAGCTGATTTTGCAGGTATTAAAGAAGCTTTCTACAGTCCGTCTACATTTAATATGTTAGGTATTCCTAATGTGTTTGATAGAAAAGTAGCCAAAGGTGCTGAATGCGGTTACTATTGTGGTGAGTATATGAATAGAGAGGGTTGTTATGATAATAACGGTAACTCTGATGTAATAGCAGCACTTATAGAAACATTTTCTGGTAGAGAAGTTATAAAGAAGAGTTCTAAAGACCCTAATGCTTTACTTCAAGAAAAAGCAGATAGATCTATTACACCTCAAGAAGCTTGTATGCGTAAGGAAGGTTCTTTATTTAATGTAGAGGATCTTAAAATACATCTTTCAGATATTGAAGTTAATCCTAAACAACACACAGATGCTACTTGGAAAGTAAAATTAATTGTAGAAAACGGTAAAATAGCTTGGAAGTTAAGTGATTATCATCCTGTAAGACAATATCCAGTAATTGAAAATAAAGGTTTAGAAGGTTGTGTTGAAATATTTGAACATCCTATTGTAAGAGATGATGGTGTACAATCAAATATATATGTAGCAGGAGTAGATCCTTACGATGATGATACAGCAGGAGGAGCTTCTTTAGGGTCAATATTAATAGGTAATCGTCTTACAAGACGTATTGTAGCTGAATATACTGGTAGACCTCAAACTGCTGAAGAGTTTTATGAAATATGTTATCGTCTTGCTAAGTATTATAATGCAAGAATTAACTACGAGAATAACAAAAAAGGTATGTTCCAATACTTTGATAGAATACAAGCTACATATATTTTGTGCGAAACTCCAGGTATATTACGTGATATGGAGATTACTAAAAAAATAGGGTTTGGTAATACTGCTAAAGGAACTAATGCTACTAAAGCTGTTAATAATTGGGGTAATAGTTTAATACGTTCTTATCTTATGGAACCAGCTTACGGTAAAGAAGAAGGAGAACGTAATTATAGAACTATTGGATCTCCAGGAATGCTTAAAGAATTAATTGCTTATGACCCAGAAATAGGAAACTACGATAGAATAGCAGCATTAAGAATGCTATTAATATATATGGCAGACTTAGAAAAGTTTGGTGTAATAGATTTAGATGACCACAATACTAATAGTAGTAAAAAAACAATGGACCCCTTCTTTTTAAGAACTAGGAGTTCATTAAATAATAAATTTACAAGCTCTAATAAAGAGCATAATTTTAAAAGACCAGTAAGAAAAAAAATATGAACTTAAATACAGGAAGTTTTCCTTCTCAAAAAAAGAACGAAAAACAAAAAAATCAAAAGTGGGCAGAAGATTGTGTAAGATCTGCATGTGATGTAGGTATTTATAATGATGGATTTAATTCTAATTATAAAGCTATACGTACTAATATGGATTTATTCAATAGTATACTAGACATTAAAGATATGATGGCTATGTGTGATCCTTATGGTATTTCAGGAGACGATATGGCATTTAAACCACAACATTACCCTATTGCAAATACTAAAATTAATCTTCTTGTAGGAGAAGAAATGAAAAAGCGTTTTGATTGGAAAGTAAAAGTTATTAATGATGATGCTATATCAGAAAAAGAAAAAGCTATTACAGAAATGATACGTAAGCAGCTTATGGAAATAGCAACTTCTGGTTTATCTGAAGAAGAAGCTAGTAGAAAACTTAAAGAGTTTGATAACTATCTTAAATTTGAATATCAAGATATAAGAGAACGTAAAGCAACTCACTTACTTAATCATATGATCGAAAAAGAAAATATGAAGTTTAAGTGGAATATGGGATTCTTAGATGGACTTGTAGGAGGTAGAGAGGTATATGCACTTGATATTGTAGGAGGTGATCCTAGAGTACGTAAATGTAATCCTGCTAATGTAAGAGTAATTCGCAAAGGAGATTCTCCAGATATTACAGATGCTGATATTATTATTGAGTGGGGATACCATTCTAAAGGTAATGTAATTGATATGTATTTCGATGATCTTAAAAGTACAGAAGTTACAGAAATTGAAAGTATAGGTCAAATAGATTCTTACAGTGATGATGGAGATATTGCACAAGGTAAAGAACCTCATTTAATGGCTGGTACATTTAGTATGGTAGCAGGACCCGATGGTAAATTAATGTCTTCTGAAATGGCTGATGTTAATAAACTTATGAAGTTTATATCTGATGATGGTTCTGTACTTGTTACAAGAGTTGTATGGAGATCTTATCGTAAAATTGGCAAGCTTAAATACTTTGATAATAAAACTGGTAATGAACTTTTAAAATGGGTAGATGAATTTTATATTCCTAATGTTAAAAAAGGTGAAGTAATAGAAAAGTATATTTGGACAACTGATTGGTGGGAAGGTACTCGTATTGGTGAAAATATTTATTGTAAAATGCAACCATTTCCTGTAAAAGCTTACAGTATGTCAAATCCTATAGGAACATTATGTCCTTATGTAGGAGGTGATTATACTGTAGAAGGAGAACCTACTACATCTCTTATGGGTAGATTAAAGCAATATGCTTACTATTATGATTTTATGATGCATAAACAATGGGAAACTATTGCTAAACATAAAGGAACTATTGGTTACTTAGATTTAGCTTTAATACCAGAAGGTTTTGAAATTGAAGATGCTTTGTATTATGCAGATAGATTAGGTTGGTTGCCTATTGATAGTTTTAAAGAAGGTCAAAAAGGACAAGCTACTGGTAAACTAGCAGGTAATTTACAAGCTAATAGAAGTGTTATGAACTTCGATATGGGTAATTATCTTCAGCAAAATATGATGGTACTTAGCTTTCTAAAAGAAGAAATGGGTAATATCTCTGGTGTATCAAAACAACGAGAAGGTACTATTAGTTCTTCTGAATTAGTTGGTAATACTGAAAGAGCAGTTACACAATCATCTCATGTTACAGAGATGTATTTTCACTTTCATGATAGGATTAAAGTATCTGTAATGAAAGCTATGCTTGAGGTTGCTAAACACGCCTACAGAGGACGTAAAGTAAACGTACAGTATATTCTTGATGATATGTCACAGATAATGTCAGAAATTGATGGTGATGAGTTTAGAGAGATAGATCATGGTATTTCAATTAGTAATAATCCTGAGTATTCTAAAATTTATCAATCAATGCAACAATTAGCACAAGCTGGTTTACAGAATGATAAAGTAAACTTTAGTCAAATACTTGATATTTTAACAGACCCAAGTATTAGTTCTGTAAGACGTAAAATTGAAAGTGCTGAACAACAAAAAGTCCAACGTGATAGTGAAGCGCAACAACGTCAAAGTGATGATATAGCTAAACAAGGTGAAGTAGCTAAACAAATTGAAGAGATGAAAATTCAAACTGCTAAAGATATGGAATTGTTTAAAGGACAACAAGCAGCTTTCTTAGAGCAAGTTAGGACAGATGGTAATATTGACTTAGCTAAAGTTAATGGACTTATACAACAAGCCCTTAAAGATACTACTTCTGGAGATATGACTGATAAGCTTAATAATGATATTCAAAAGTTGGGTATTGAAAATGAACATACGTCTAATGAAAACGATAAAAAACTAAAAGTAGAAAGAGAAAAGATAGAAATGTTAAAAAATAAAGTAACAAAAAGTGCATAAGCAAAATGGTGTTTCAAATCAAAAACACTTGACAAAGGGTATTAAATGAGTTAATTTTGTATATTAAATGGAAGAAATAGAAGAGTTTGAAGATTTTGAGTTTGCATTAGATGACATTGAAGAATCTACCGATACGTTCGATGTAGATGACAATGGGTCTAGTGTAGAACCAGTAATTTCAAAAGAGGTAACTGCTGTTAAAGCAGAAATAAAAAAAGATAGTGTAGAAACTTTTAATGCTGATGAAGTATTTGAAGTAGATGAAAAAGGTAATGCTGTAACTGATGGCAAAGAAGGAGAAACAGTTACAAATGATAATCCGTCCACCAAGGATAAAGGGATCTCTTCTTCTGATGGCGTTTACGCCAAGTTTGCCTCTGCCCTTTATCAGGACGGTATCTTAGAAGGTCTTACAGAAGAAGATCTTAAAAATGTTAAAACTGATAAAGACTTTTCAGCTTTAATAACTAAGACTATTAAAAACAATGAGTATTCTGATTTAAGCGATAAAGGTAAAGAATTTTTAGAAGCTGTTAGAGCAGGTGTACCTATTGAAACTATGGCTAAGATTCATAATACTGAACTTCAATTAGCAAGTCTTGAAGAAGATACATTTATTGAAAATGATGATGATGATGAACAAGCAGCAGAATCTAAACGTAATATGCGTGAGCAATTAATGTTTAATGACTTACGTTCTAAAAACATTAAAGAAAGTGTTGCTAGACGTATGGTAGCTGCATCTTTTAAAGAAGGTGCTGATGAAGAAGATGCTAGAAATGCTATTGAAAATTTAAAAGCTACAGTACAAAAAAATAAAACTGCACATATTGAATCTTCTAAAGCAGAACAACTACAAATACAAGAAAACAGAAATGCTCTTGTAGACAGAATAATTAAAACTGAAGAAATTCTACCAGGAATTAAAGTACCTGAGAAAATCAGAAGTAAAATAGCAAAATCATTAACAGAACCAACAGGTAGAGATGCTAATGGTAGACTAAGGACTTTTGTAGGGGATAAAAGATTAGAAAATTCTGAACTTTTTGATACTCGATTGAACTATTATATTGAAATGGGTCTTTTTGATGTAAAACCAGATTTATCGTTTTTTGAAAAACAAAAAATGACTAGTGCGGTTAGGCAACTTGAAAAAGAGATCGGTAACGATATGGTGTATGAGGGAGGACGAGGTGCTTCTCTAAAAGGTGTTGCCGAACGGGAGAATGAAGCTAAAATGCTCTCTTTATTGGATAACATGAATTTTTAATTTAATAACAATAATTTTAACACAGAAAACAACAAATGCCACAATTTTCAACATTCCAAATGACAGATGCACAACATTGGTCTGGTCTAACGACTGCAAACCACTTGTATAGTATTTTTCAAGGAAAACCACAAAAAGCAAGTGATATTATGCGTAGGATTCATACTACTAACTATGGAACTGACCTTGATTCACAATTGTCAAAATATAAAACTAAAGTTCTTGAAACTGACGATGACTTCACATGGGAGTTGATTGGAAGTGGTAAGAAAAATCTACCATTGATTGAAGCTCGTTTGACTCCGACAGGTAATGCTGTAGCAGTAGGAGATGAACCAGGAGCACAAGTAACTTCTTTTTATCTATTGTTCGCAGATAACATTTTTACAGCAGAGCATATTATCGTAGGTCACAAAAATGAATTGTATTCACTACAAATTCAAGACGATCCAAAAATGGATGGTACTAACTGGTTGTATGAAGTAAAACTTATTACAGGAGATCCAGATTTGTTTGTTCCAGTTGAAGAGCTTGCACAAAATACACGATGGAGTAGAGAATGGTCACTTGTTACAAGTACATTGAATACTCGTGGTGGTGGGATTAGTTATACTTCTCCTTTTGGAATGAGAAACAGTTTCTCTATGATCCGAATGGAAGATACTGTTCCAGGTAATATGCAATCACGTCCATTTGCTACTAAATTTAAAGTAAAAGATGGTGATGGTAAATTGGTTGACTTTACAACTTGGTTGAATTACCGAGATTATGAATTTGATCGTCAGTATCGTCTTGAAAAGAATCGTCTATTGATGTTTGCACGTTCTAATCGTGGAACTAATGGTGAATACTACAATAAGTCATCTGAAGGTTATGTTAAGAAGCAAGGTGCTGGTATTCGTCAGCAAATGGAAGCTTCTGGTGTAGAAGTATACAGTGATTTCTCTATTGAGTGGTTGCTAAGTGTATTGATGGATTTGTCTGAAGGAAAACTTCCTACTGATGATCGTCACTTTGTAGCACGAACAGGTGAGCGTGGAGCTGTACAGTTTCACTTGGCACTTGAAAATCATGCACAATTGTTCGTACCATTGTTTGATGATACTCGTATGTTTAAGTCTAGCGGAAACGGTGGAATGAAAGGTGTTTCTATGGCTTATGGTTATGGAGGACAATTCCTTGAGTATATGGGACCAAACGGAGTTAAGTTCTCAATTGAGGTTGATTCTATGTATGATGATAGAGAACGTAATAAAATTCTTCATCCTGATGGAGGTGTTGCTGAATCTTATCGTTATGATATTATGGATATTGGTACAACCAATGGAGAGCCTAACATTCAAAAGATGACTGTTAAAGGTGAAGAAAGTATCTGGGGGTATATGCCAGGTATGAGAGATCCGTTCTCACCTGAAGGTAAATTGACCCTAATGAGTCACAAAACTGATGGGTATTACATCACTAAAGCATGTACAGTAGGTGCAGCAGTTTATGATCCGTCACGAACTAAATCACTTATTCCAAACATTCTCTGGTAATAATAAATAGTAAATAATTTTTTAGAAGAAGATTAAAAAATGGCAAAAGAAAGTAATAATGGTAATGTAGTAGAAGTAGCCCCTCAAAAGGCTACTTTTACTCTACCAAATAAAAAAGTAAAAGTAGTACCAGTAATTAAAAAAGGATGGCTACCACCAGGACATGAAGCTGGGTTTTTGTTTCAAAACGCAATGAATACAATTACTTTACCTAGAGATTCACGTACAGGAGCTTATATTAATCCTTTTACAAGTGAAGAACAATCTTGTATTGAAAATCATTCACAATTATCGTTTTCAGAAGGAGATCTTTCTGTACATAAAACAACTAATAACTATTGGAAAACTAAAAAAGGTATTGGTGGATTTAAACCTATTAAATTAGGTAAGGATGAAATTACATTAGATTTAAGTAATCCTATGGATTATATTACACGAGCTGTATTGCTGACTAATAAAGATTTAATAGCACCAGATGCACGTTCTGCAAGAGGTAAAGCATCTTATAAGTATATGATTGTAGACTTTGAATACGAAGATGAAAAATTGTCTTCTGAAGCTAACTTGTTTGCAGATGCTTATTCTGCTTATATTAAAGTTCGTGAAGATAAAGAAACACTTGGTGATTTACTATTTCTTATTAAGAATGTAAGAATTTCACCAACCTCTAAATTAGAGTGGTTGCAAGGGGAAGTAGGTAAAATACTTTCTACAGCTCCTAAAAAGTTTTTGGATGTAATTAATGACCCTACTATGAAAGTTAAATTGCTAATTGGTAAAGGTATTGCTTGTAATGCAATTCTACGTGATGGTTCGATTTATCGTACAGCAGGTGGAGACCTTATGGGTTCTACTACAGACCAAGCAGTTGACTTTTTAATTAACAAAAGTAATAGTGATCATAGAATGATCATTGAATCACAAGTTAATAAAGCAAACTAATAAATGACAAACGCTGAAATCTTAAATTATATGTTGGTACGATATGATGTAGTTACATCCTCTGGAGCACCTGGTTATGAAGATGCAGACTTATCATTGTTTTTTAATAAAGCTCAAAAGGTATTCATTAAATCGTTGTATAATGAAAATGGAAATCCTGCTCGTATTGGAGCTGAGGAAAATGAAAAACGAAGTAAAGACTTATCTGAATTAAAAGATCACAGCGTTATATCAACATTTACAACTGGAGATCACGGTGCAGTTTCATATTTTGTGGAACTACCCGTGAACTTTTGGTTGACATTAAAAGAAGAATGTAGTATAACTTATAATAATATTTGTAACGTATCTGTAACGGAACGTGTACCAGTAAAACCTATTAAAGAAGATTATTATAATGCTAATATTAAGAATCCATATAAAAAGCCATATAGTGAGCAACTTTGGAGACTTGATAGGGAACGTACAAATACTGCATTAGTATTAAGTAGTACAAATTTAAAAAGGCACGAATTAATAGTATTTAACGGAGCAACTCCTATTAACTATAGAGTGTCTTATTACAGAAGACCTAAACAGGTTGATTTAACAAACATAAATGATTATTGTGAACTTGACCCTATGAATCATGAAAAAATAGCTGATATAGCTGTTGAACTTATGATGCAAACAACGGGGAGACCTGAGTTTCAAACAAAGTCATTTGAAAATAAACAAATAATAGAATAATGGGTAAAACAGCAAATAAAATAACAAGTACAAATTTTAAACCTTCTGAGGGTGATGGACGTTTTCAAGTTTACTCTAAACAATTTAATGATTTAGTAGATGTAGTAGGTGAAAATCAACAGTTACTATCTACTCAAATATTAAATTCTGGTGGTGGAACATTAGACCAAGCATACGATAATGGTGGTGCAGGTCTTGGGCGAACGATAGTAGCCGACAAAGGGGCTGTAAAGATTGAAGGCGCAGACGGGCTACTTGTCACGGGTGTGGCTGGAGACGGAGCGGATAGCGAATGGGTAGGCGGTGGTGCGTACGATACTGGAATGTTCTTCAATCCAAAGAAAGCCGCGTTTAGGGCTGGATATGTGCACGGTACACAATGGGATGATGCTAATATTGGAAGTGCCTCAACCGCAATTGGAGTTAACAACATTGCAAGCGGTGACGTATCTACCGCAATTGGAGTTAACAACATTGCAAGTGGAGAAAATTCAACCGCGATGGGTGCTGAAACTACTGCAAGTGGAGAAAATTCAACCGCAATGGGTGGTAATACAATCGCATCAGGAGATCAATCCACCGCAATGGGTGGTAATACAACCGCATCAGGAAATAGTTCCACCGCAATGGGTATTAGTACAACCGCATCAGGTAACCGCTCAACCACTATTGGCAGCAACACCACCGCTCTATCATTTGTTGAAACCGTTATTGGTTTTTGGAACACAGCATATGCCCCTGTATCCACATCGGATTGGGAGGCAGCCGACCGCCTGTTCGGTATTGGCAACGGTATTGACGAAGGGCTTGAATCAGACGCTTTGGTAGTTCTTAAAAACGGTAAAATTACCTGCCCATCAACAACGGGAAGCTTCACGCCTAACGTCCTGACAACAGCCGAACGAGACGCTTTAACGGCAACCGCTGGAATGCTTATCTACAATTCGACAACCGACAAGTTGCAATGTTATGACGGCACAATTTGGAATGATTTAT